GCGATTGACGCCACGGCTGATTTAGCCGTTTCGGCCAATATCCCAGCGGCAGGGGCGGCGCAGATTGATGGTGTGGCCGATCTGGCGGTAGCGGCCCAGCGGATACAGGCGGGCCAGGTCGCCATAGACGGGGTTGGCGATCTAGCCGTCACGGCCCAGCGTATCCAGAATGGCGCTGTCGCCATAGATGGGGTGGCAGATGTAACGGCTTCCGGGGCGGTGGTTTACCTGGGCGCGGTGACGATAGAAGGCATTGGGAGCCTGTCTGTCTCCGGCCAGATGGTGGTTTCTGGATCAGCGGCTATTGATGCTTTTGGCGCCATGGAAGTATCGGCCATTCTCAAGTGGTCAAACATTCCAGATGGCACAGAAATATGGACCCAATCGGCGGATTCCGCTACAATATGGACACCGATTGCAGATGGTTCAGAGGCTTGGACCCAAGCAGCCCCGGTGTCTAATACTTGGACAGCGATACCGGATGGCGCTGAGACATGGACAAGGGTGCAATAAATGGCTGATACCACCACCACCAACCTGGGGCTTACGAAGCCGGAAGTTGGGTCTTCTGCCGATAGCTGGGGCGGTAAGCTGAACACCGATTTGGATTTGGTGGACGCGGTATTTGCGGCGGCTGGTGGGGGCACGAGTGTCGGCTTGAATGTTGGTGCGGCTAAGACCCTAACTGTTGGTGGTACACAAAATGTCACCGGCACGTTTAAGATAAGTGGGGCTACTTCTGGAGCTGTTACTTTCGCCGTCCCATCTGTTGCTGGGAATAATACCTTAACTTTCCCCGCCGCTACAGCAAAGGTCGATGCCTTCCCATCCGGCACGGTAATGTTATTCGCCCAGACGGCGGCTCCTACTGGCTGGACGAAATCTACCACGCACAACGATAAGGCGCTTCGGGTTGTGTCTGGTTCCGCCAGTTCTGGCGGTAGTGTGGCGTTTACCACCGCGTTCGCCTCTCAGGCGGTGTCTGGCACGGTTGGAGCGACAACGCTGACCAGCAGCCAGATTCCGGCGCACACGCATACAGTTATTGATCCGGGTCATACTCATAATGGTAATGGGGGGGATTTTCTTTTATTCAAATCTGGTGGCACTCTCGCCACAGGTGGGCCTCAAGGATATAATAATTCCTTAACAACAGCATCTGCCACTACTGGAATAACTATTTCCAACACTGGCGGCGGCGGTTCCCACGATCACACCTTCACCGGCACCGCTATCAATCTCGCTGTTTCTTACGTCGATGTCATCTTGGCGACTAAAGACTGATGCAGATCGAAGCCAAACATAACTGCCCACTGGATGGCTTCAATCCATGCCGGAAGTTGGATTGCGCCTGGTTCATTCAGGTGCGTGGGATCAATCCAAATACCGGCAAGGAAGTGGATGAGTGGGCTTGTTCAATGGCTTGGCTTCCCATTTTGATGATCGAAAACAGCCAGCAACAGCGCCAGACGGGCGCAGCGGTGGAAAGTTTTCGGAATGAAATGGTCCGGTCAAATGAACAAACCGGGCAAATGCTTCTGGCCTTTAGCGGGCAGAAATTGATAGAAGGCTGAACCATGGCGCTAGATCACAACGAAACCGCCAAACACGTTGTGGACGCCATTTCAGTGGCCACGATGATCGGGACATTGGCTCAGGTTCTGCCTGCTAGTGCGGCGGCTTTTACAATAATCTGGACCGCAATTCGGATTTACGAAACCAAGACGGTCCAATCCATTCTGAAATGGAAGCGGTGAAGCGCAATGCCGTATATTCCGCTTAAACTCCCGCCAGGGATTTACCGCCAGGGGACCCAATACCAAGCCGCTGGGCGGTGGTACGATTCCAATTTGGTGCGGTGGATTGAAGGCACGTTGCAGCCTGTTGGTGGGTGGCGGAAGCGCCAGTATGCGTCTGGCGGTTCTTATCTAAATATCCAGGTTACTGGCGTTATGCGTGGTTCCCATGCTTGGCGTGAGAACGATGGCGATACGGTTATTGCGGCTGGTGGTGCGGCGAAGCTGTATGCTTTGAAGGCCAATACGGCGCCGCAGAATATCACGCCGATCCGTGAAACGGGTTCTCTGTCTAACGCCTTCAGCACGGTTTCTGGCTCGCCTACTGTTACTGTGGCGGATACCAGCCACGGGCTAACAACCGGCGACACCGCTAACTTCAGTTCTGGTACGGCTATTGGGTCGAGCGGGATTACGCTATCTGGCGATTACATTGTGACCGTTACTAACGCCAATGCCTATACGGTGACGGCTTCCAGCAACGCATCCACCACCGAAACCAATCAAGGCAGCGCGACTTACAAGTATGAAATCAGCGTGGGGCGCACGGATAGCGAAAACGCTGTGGGCTATGGTGTTTGGACCTATGGTTCAAGCACCTATGGCACACCGCGTCCTCAGTTGAGTGCGGCTGGTATTCTTGACGCATCTACCTGGGTCTTGGACAACTGGGGCGAATATTTGGTGGCGTGCCGGTCTGACGAAGGTAGTATTTACGAATGGGATTTAGGTGCTTCTACGCGGGCTGCGATTATCACGAATGCGCCAACTAACAATAACGCCATCATTGTAACCGGCGAGCGGTTTCTGTTTGCCTTGGGCGCTGATGGTAATGGCCGCAAGGTCCAATGGTCAGATCAGGAAGACAACACCACTTGGACGCCAGCAGCGACAAACCAAGCGGGCGATTATGAGTTGGCGACTTCTGGTAACTTGGTTTGCGGGGAGCGCACACGCTATGGCACCTTGTTGCTGACAACCACCGATGCCCATTTGGCGGTCTATCAGGGTCCGCCGTTCGTATATGGTTTTGAGCGGATTGGGTTTGGTTGCGGGGTTATCAGCCCCCAGGCTTCTGTTAGCTTGGATAATGGCGCCGTTTGGATGGGTGATGGCGCCTTCTATCTGTTTGACGGTACGGTGAAGAAACTAGACTCAACCGTCAGCGACTATATTTTCCGCAACATTAATTACAACCAAACCGCCAAGATAGCGGCTTGGGTAAATGTGGATTATCAAGAGGTTTGGTGGCATTACCCGTCTGAAGGCTCGTCTGAGTGCGACAGTTATGTGGTGTGGAATTACCACGAAAATACTTGGATGATCGGTAGTATTGCCCGCACCACTGGTATTTCCAATGGCGTATTTCAGAACCCGGCTCTGTTCGATCCGTCTGGTTATTTCTATGACCATGAAGTGGGCTATAACTATGACGGCGCCACTCTCTACGCTGAAGCCGGGCCGATTGAGTTGGGGAATGGCGATCAGATTATGGTCGCCAAACAGGTTGTCCCTGACGAGCGTAGCCAGGGTAGCGTGAGTGTGGAGTTCAAGACCCGGTTTGCCCCGGAAGGGACAGAAACCACATATGGGCCTTACACCATTTCGTCCCAGTACACCGATGTCCGGTTCTCCGCCCGCCAGGTTTCCTTCCGGGTGGAGGCAGTAGAGTTAGGCGATTGGCGGGTTGGTAACTTCCGGCTCAACGCACAGCCGGGGTCACGCCGTTGAGGTTGCCCCAGGCTCGCCCAATATATTCTCAGATTGACGATCAGACGGTGCGGTCTTTGATTGAGCGCGCCGATGCGGAAAACCACAAGCGGAACCGCGATGTCGAAGTGTCCCCTGGTCGGCTGATCCTTCAGTCCCCGGATGGAACCCGATGGAGCATCGAGGTTTCCAATTCCGGGGTGATTTCGGCTTCGTCCCTATGACGCCATTAGATGCTGAATTTGAGCGGTGTTCCGGCTGGCTCCAAGATGCCTTGGATTATGCGGGCAATACACACGATCTGGCGGACGTTAAGGATGGTGTAAAAGAGGGGCGGTTCACCTTCTGGCCCGCGCCGGAAGCCGCCATCGTCACCGAGATTATCGAATATCCGAAGTTTTCCGTGCTTCATGCTTGGCTGGTTGGCGGGCGGTTGGAGCAAATAGTCGATATGATCCCATCATTGGTTGTTTATGGGCGGTCTTTTGGGTGTACCAAATTGACCGGCACCGGGCGTCCTGGGTGGGTTCGTGCTTTGAAAGCACAAGGATTTACAGGTATAATGACCACAGTTTCCAAGGAGATCACGCCATGAGTAAGGGCGGCGGAAAGCAGACCACATCCCAGACCCAGACTCAGAGTGTTGATCCTGAGTTCAAGGCCCGCGCCTTGGATGTTTATAGCCGGGCACAGACGGCGGCTGATCGGCCTTACCAAGCATATACTGGCGAACTGGTGGCGGGTTTTACGCCGCAGCAGCAGCAAGCTTTCACGCAGTTTGGCCAAGCCGCCACCGCAGCGCAGCCAA